GGTAATGATGGCGCAAAAGGTGGCGATGGAGCTTTTCGTGGCGGTGGCGGTGGTGGAACAGGCACACGTGGTTTTGGATGGGAAGCACCAGGATTTGGTGGTAATGGAACAAACTACTTTCATGAATGGATGAGTGCTACATCATCTGGCGTTGGCGGTCATATTGGTGGCGGTGGTGGTGGTGGTGGATACCAAGAGCTAAGCAATGTAGTACAAGGCGGTCTTGGTGGTGGAGCGCAAGGTGCTAATAGAAATGGTGGAGCAGGAACTGCTGTAGTAAATACAGGTTCTGGTGGAGCGGGATCATCGGATTCACCTACTGGAAATGGTACTGCTGGAAGCTCTGGATTATTTATAATTCGCTACCCATCTAATTACAATGTAGCAGCATCAACAACAGGTTCACCATCAATAACTGTTGTCAATGGTTATCGTTATTATAAATTTACAGGCAACGGTTCAATTACTTTCTAAGGAGAAACAATGGCACATTTTGCAAAACTAGATGACAATGGAACTGTACTTGAAGTACATGTTGTCAACAATGAGGTCATCACCATAGACGGTGTTGAATCAGAACAAACAGGAATTGATTTTTTAACAGATCTTTATGGTCACAGTCAATGGAAACAAACATCTTATAATGGTTCTTTCCGTAAGAATTATGCTGGTATCGGGTATCAATACGATGCTGCTCGTGATGCTTTTATAGCACCAAGTTTTTATCCATCATGGATTCTCAATGAAGAAACATGTCAATGGGAACCACCAATTGCTAAGCCTAATGATGTTATTACTACATGGGATGAAGCAACAGTATCTTGGATACCAGCAGCTGAAACAACACTACCACCGATTGGATAACTAATGGCTATTCGTAGTTTTTCTAACACTGATAAATTATGGGATGGTGTGCCAAACACACCACCAACTGTTGAAGTTATTCTACTAGCAGGTGGCGGTGGTGGCGGTTATGACAGAGGTGGTGGTGGAGCTGCGGGTGGTCTGGTTTATGAATCAGCACTTCCAGTTAAATCAAAGGTAACTTACACAGTAACTATTGGAGCGGGTGCTGCAGGTGCAACATCTTCCAATGTACCTAATGGTCCATCTAAAGGTAATAATAGTTTTATGACTACCATGTTTATTGCTCAAGGTGGTGGAGGTGGTAAATCCGCTGACGCAAACCCTGGATACAACACAAACGCTAATCAACTTCCTATGCATGGTGGTTCTGGCGGTGGAGGAGCTGGGTCGGGTACTTGTTCTGGTGGCTTGAATACAGTTAATCAAGGTTATCGCGGTGGTTATGGTCAATACTCTCCACCTAATTATGGTGGTGGCGGAGGTGGTGGCTCAGGAGCTAACGGCGGTGACGGAACTTCTACGACTGCAGGTGTTGGTGGTTCTGGTACTAATACTTATGCAACTTGGATGAGCGCAACATCTTCTGGTGTAAGCGATTACATTGCAGGTGGAGGCGGTGGAGCCACTTACTCTGGCGGTACTGGCGGAGCAGGTGGCGCAGGCGGTGGCGGAGCAGGTCGTAATGGCGGAACTGGCACAGCAGGCGGTAATGGAACAACAAACACAGGATCAGGTGGTGGTGGCGGATCTGGTGCTCCTGCTGCTAATGGTGGTGCTGGTGGTTCAGGTCTTTGCCTTATCCGTTATCCAGATACTTATCTTGCAGCAACTTCAACAACAGGTTCACCATCAACAGTAACTTCTGGTGGCTATCGCTACTACAAATTTACTGGTGATGGAACAATTACTTTCTAAAGGAGAAAACATGAACGCAAAAGTACAAGCAGCAGCATTATCTTGGTTCCGTGCAGCAGCAGCATCTGCTATCGCACTTTACCTTGCAGGACAGACAGACCTTAAGGTCTTGGCAACAGCAGCATTAACAGGATTCCTCGGTCCAGTCCTTAAGTGGCTCGACGGATCTTCAACAGACTTCGGTCGCGGAGCAGAATAATGTCTACCAACGAATGGGCTGGTATCGCAGTAGCGGTTACCACAATAGTCGCCAGCTTTGCTGGCTCAGTTCGTTGGTTAGTAAAGCACTACCTCACAGAATTGAAACCAAATTCAGGCAGCTCGATGCGTGACTCAATCGATAGGTTGGAACGTCGCGTTGACAGCCTGTATGAACTAGTAGCTGGAAAGAGTAATGAGTGACAACTGTAGCCAAGAAAGCCACACCTGCTGCTCTTGCTGTGCTCCGTCAAGCGACGGCACTGCAACCAAAGCGGAAGAAAGTAAGCGATGGTCTTCTACCATCTGCTGCTCATGTGAAACAAAGTCCGAATTCGGATCACAATACTGGGCTAGCAGTAGACCTTACCCATGATCCAGACAATGGTATTGACTGTGCTGAAATCTTTGAGAAACTTAAAGAGGACAAGCGTGTTTCTTACCTTATCTTCAAGGGCAAGATCTGGTCTAAGAAATATTCGAAGCAAGGAAACAGACGGTACACTGGGAGTAATCCTCATAACAAGCATCTACATATTTCTATTGTTGCCGATGGTGCTACCGATACTTCACCGTGGTTTTGGTGGATGAATCAACCAAAGATTGTTAATCAAATTAAAGCAGCAGTTACTGCTATTCCAATAAAGAAAGCATACCCAGCAGAAGATACATCTAAATGCTGTCAGCACTGTCCGTCTAAGAAGTAGGGGTAAATCGTGGCAACGACCAACAAGTATCTTAAAGGCGATCTGCCTATTGCTATCAGCACCAACGTACCTACAGCGTTGGTTCGCTATAGCAGAGAAGACTTTGCTGCAAGCTACGCCATTGGTAATACACCTTGGCTATCGGCTGCATCTGATAACAACCGCATCAGTCGTATCACTACGACATACCAGAAGGAACGTATCGACCAAGGCACATTGACTGGTGAACAGTCATTGACAAACTGGTGGTTGCGTTCTGCTACATCATGGCATCACGGTGCAGGTGAGCAGTACTACGATGCAGACACCAGTGACCTATACCGATTCTATGAATCAAACAACATTGACTGCTGGACATTGGGTGAGCTTAAGCTTTTGCCAGCCACTGTTAATGTTTCTAACTCCGCCACTGCAACACAGCCAACCACTGTAAGTGGTGGCACATTCTTTATTCAAGGTGGCGTTCTTAAGTTTTATGATCAGTCAACTGGCGCAATATCATCTATCACATTGACTGGTAGCGCAACACCATACAAGTTAACAACCGATGGTGCTTACTGTATCGTCGCTGCAAGCGACGGTATCTATGATGTAACTACAGCAGGCGTTGTTCGCAAATTGTGGAACCATCCTACATATGTAGCAGCAACATGGGTTCCTCAAGCAATTGCATACGTTAAGGAACGTATCATTGTTGCAGCATTAGAAGGTACTGTCGAGGTTGGTGTATATGAAATCAGCCGTACATATGGAACGCCAACTCCACGTATTTCAGCAGCAGAAGAGCGTTGGGAAACAACAAACACCAGCACTGTAGTTAATTCAATCTCAGAACTTCCTGGTGCTGTCGTTGTTGGATATACACAAGGTGCAGTCTCACGTGTTCAGATGTACACCATTAACCCAACCTCACCTACTGCTGCAATCGTTGGACCAACCATCATTGCAGAACTACCACGTGGTGAAACATTAAACCAAATACGTTCATACCTTAATGAGTATGTAGTTCTTGCAACAACAAAAGGATTACGTGTTGGAACTATTGGTACAGATGGTCAGTCATTTACCTATGGACCACTCAATGTTGAAGGCGATGTCCATGACATCGCACTAGATGAAACCTATGTTTACTGCACACGATCCAACTTAGTGTCAGGTTCTGCTGGGCTATGGCGTCTTAACCTTGGTCAAGTAATTGAAAATGGTTATGCCTATGCTGCCGACCTTGTAACAGATAGCAACGTACCTAACGGTGTAGCTTTTGTTGGAACAAGTGGATTAAAGTTTATGACATCAGCATCTGGTGTATGGGTAGAGCATGCAACTAACCTTGCTGCATCTGGTTACCTTAAGTCTGGTCTTATCCGTTGGGGTACTGGAGAGAAGAAGCAACCAGTGTCACTGAGTATCAAGTCAGATCCAAACTCTGGTGGAACGCTTGGCTTCAACGTTGATGACAATGCTGACCAGCTTCTTACGACTGGAACAATTCCATTTGGTCCTAACACTGAGGCAACACTTGCAAGCTACGTGTCACCTGCTGACGTGTTTGAAGTTACGTTTAACTTTGCACGTGATGCTGCTGATGCAACCAGTGGACCAACTCTTACAGAGTGGCAGATCCGTGCATTGCCAGCACCGCTGCGTTCACGCACAATCACAATACCTTTGCTTTGCTACGAGGAGGAGAGAGATCCCAATGGAAACACACGAGTATCACACCCATGGGAGCGAATCCAATACCTTGAATCTATTGAGCAGAATGGTGGAGCAGTCCTCTACCAAGACTTCACTTCGGGTGAAGAACGGATCTGTGTTATCCGCGCTCTACAATTTGAGCAATCTGCCCCACCCACTTTTGCATCTGGGTTCGGCGGGATTGTTACCTTACAGTTACAAACAATCGACACAGAAGAAGTAGTTAGTTGATTGAAAAATATTTACCACTAGTACAACCAGAAGAAAGATCGCCATTGGTTACACAAGTACGTGTAGCTCTTAATGTTGCTGGTGATGATCGGCTAGATGCTCCCCTGCAGGAATTGCTCAAAGGGTTGCAGCATCGCTATGACATCCCAGCAGTCGGGTGCATCAATATAGCCACGCTGGATGCGCTCGCAGTTGCTCCGCCTGAATGGTAGGAGATAGAAGAGGAGGGGGACTTAATTGTCCCCCTCTTTTTTTATTTCTCTTTTCACCACGGCTTGCCATCAGGCAAGCCTTTCCCTCCCACCACCCCTCAACCCTATCAGTTATTGGTAAAAAAGAAAGGTGTGTCGTTCCAAGTAATCTTGGTCACGACTGGTATTATTCTGGTATGAATGAACTTCCTCCTCATAGATCCTTTAGTCAGCTGTCTACGTGGCAGTCCTGCCCTCAGAAATATTATCTGAGTAAGGTAGCCATGGTTCCAGAAAAGCCTGCAGTATATCTTGCTGCTGGCTCCGCCGTCCATTCAATGTTGGAGTGGTTAAACCATGAGCTCTACAGACAACAGTCCACAGGGGATTAACCAACGTGGTGTGCCAAGCAATGAGTGTATCAATTGCGGAAGCAACATCCAAGTTATAAGAGCAATCTTCTCGGACTATGAATTGGTTATGTGGTTCTTAGATTCTTTCTGTGCCAACTGTGGCTCACCAATGACAGCACCAACACCAGTAGATCACCCAGATTGGAACCCCGATGAATATCGATTTGACAACTAAGTGGGCGGAAGTATTTAATGACGCCGTTCTGGAGACAGAACAGAAGACAGGCATTCCCTCCTCGGAGTGGAAGACTGCAGGACGTAAGACCACCTTACGTCCTGATGGGGAAGATCTGCCCTTTTGGCAGAGCGATGGGCTTAAGCAGGTTGAGACGTACTACAACTGGTACAAACAATCTGGTTGGCAAATCGCAACAATGCCCGATGGACGTCCTGGAATTGAATGGGCTGCTGATGTACACTTCGGGGGTACACCAGTACGCATGGTAGTTGATGCGATATACAAGGTAGGGGAAGACCTAGTTATCGTGGACTACAAGACAGGTTCTAGGACGCCCTTCGGTGCAATCCAAGCAGGTCTCTATGCCTCTGGTATTGAACGCAGTTATGGTATCCGCCCTAAGTGGGGAGCCTTCTTTATGACTCGCAAAGGCGAGCTCGATGAATTGATTGATCTGTCACATCTGACAATGGAATATTTTGATTACGTATTCGGTGCGATGAACGCTTCCGTTTGGGATGGCTGGTTTCCGCCATCAGTTGGTGACTCTTGCAGGATGTGTAGTTTTACTGCACAATGTCCTGCAATGGGTGGCAAAGATTTCCCATTACAAATCCAGGGAAAAAGAAAAGGAGATGAACTAGATGACTGAATCTATGTTCTCGTATACAGGCAAGTTGAACTCAACTGACCTATTCACCGTCCGAGGTAATAGTGTTCAAGAGTTCAGGGCAAACCTAACAGCAGCAGTTGAAGCAATCGCTTCAGCTACCGAACTACAGCAATCACTTAACAATCGCTCAGGCGGTGCATCAGGTGCAGCATTTGCTGCAACACCTGCTGCAGTTCAAGTGTTACAAGATGCTGGTCTTAATCCAACTCCAGTTGCAGCAGGTACAACACCTCAAGCAATTGAAGTAATCATGGATCGCTACGGTAATGAATGGACATATGGACATCCAGATGCACCAGCATTACCAGACGGTCGTGGAAAGTATGCAAAGAAGAAGGGTACTTCCAAGGCTGGCAAGGCTTACGTTGGTTGGTTCGACCCAGCTAAGGGACCGAAGCCTTTCACTCCAGGTGCAGTAGAAGCAGAAACTATCTGGGCTAAGTAACAATGCGTTCACTGTTGCAAGTAGTGGGGGTTGAATCTCCTGCTGGACATATGCTCCCAGAGATTCTGCCTCAACTTACTGGCTCACAAGTTGTGTTTCGTCAAGCGCAGTTGCACTTGATTGCTGCACAACCTGGTGGTGGTAAGACACTACTTGCACTGTGGTACGCAATACAGTCCAAGATTCCTTCACTCTATTTCTCAGCTGACTCTGACTCCCGAACAATAGCCACTCGTGCAGGGGCAATCCTCATGGAGAAAGAAGTCGCACAGGTTGAGAAGATGATGGACTCTGATGCATCAGTTCTTTTAGAGGATGCACTCGCTGATGGTGCAGGGCATGTTCGATTCAACTTTGATCCGTCGCCTTCGTTACAAGATATCGAAGAAGAAATAGAAGCTTGGATAGAACTGCACGGCTCTGCACCACAAGCAATCTTTGTAGACAACTTAATGAATGTCGCTTCAACAAGCGACAATGAATGGACTGCATTACGTGATGCGATGTCAGCCTTCCACTACATGGCTCGTGAATACGAGTCAGCCTTTATCGTTCTACATCACGTATCCGAGAACGAGAAGATGTCTAAGCCTAACTACCCTGCCCCACGTAAAGCGTTAATGGGTAAGGTTGCAGCTTTACCAGAGTTAGTTCTTAGTGTTGCACTAGACGGACAAGCAAACGCTTACCGCGTTGCTGTAGTGAAGAACCGACATGGTAAAGCTGATCCAACTGCAGAGAGTTACATCTCTCTGTCAGCAGAGGCAAGCCACATGACTTTGTATAACTCACCTGCCGAGTTACAAAGAGCAAGGACGATGCGACAATGGCAGTAGATATTGAATTAACCTTAGATGAGATCTTGGATGCAATACGTTTCATCCATCTAGTAAGAGAGAATAAGAAACAGTATGAAGTTGTTGATAAGAAGTTTGACAAAAACAATTCGTCGTACTCGGTTAATCTTATGGGTCAGTTGGGTGAGATGGCGTGTGGCAAAGGACTTGGGCTACAAGTGGACAGAAAGATTTCGCCGAGTGGCGACGATGGACACGACCTATCTACATCACTGGGAAAAAATATACAAGTCAAGACGTCAACCTTAGACAAATTAATTTTTAATGCACCAGAGTTATTTGTATCTGACATTGCAGTGTTGGTGCAGTTCTTTGGTGATAAGCAACTACCTCATGTCGACAGTAAGTTTACTTTAGTTGGTTATGTGACACGCGAAAGATTTCTTGCGGAACATTACAAACATGACTATGGTTACGGCATGCGTTTAGTAATGGACGCTAATCAACTACAACCAATAGAGGAGCTCATTAATGAATTATCCAGACTTCAGTCAAGCTCGTTGCAGGGAAGTTGGAACTGAGTTCTTCTTTACAGAAGAAGATAACGAAACAAATACTTCAATGTATGCGCTTGGTAAAACAATTTGTTCTGGATGTTTTGTAAAAGAGCAGTGCTTAGAGTGGGCAGTAAGACATGAGGCTCACGGATTATGGGGTGGTATGACACCAAGAGAACGCATGACTATCAGAAGAAATAGAAACATTATCCTCGAGCAGATATTGGTATTCGATTATGTCAACACCAAGTAAACGTAAAGGTTCACAGTACGAACGAGATGTAGTTAAGTGGCTAGTCTCATATGGTTTTCCATGCGCTGAACGTGCGTATGGTGCTGGTCGGCACGATGATGTCGGAGACATTGACGGTATCGACGGCGTAGTAATAGAATGTAAGAACGAAAAGAAGATCACTCTCAGTGGCTATCTTCAAGAGTTGTCAGACGAGATGACTCATGCTGATGCTGAGACTGGCGTGGTGCTAATAAAAAAGCGTGGCACTACAAATGTCTCAGAGTCATACGCGGTAATGCCCGCATGGCTCTGGGCTGATCTGCTAAAACAGGCAGGTTACAATGGACATAGGTAAGAAGGTGACAGTTACTTACCAACTGAAAAGAGGTAACTATGCGGTTCATTGCAATGACCGTAGCAACAGCGACATTTATTATAATGTCGCCAGCGGAAGCAAGTTCGCCGATACTAACCTTGGACAAACGCATCATGCTGATGGACAAGGAACCAGCGATAGAGCTTGCGATAAGCACAGTAACAACGGACAAACAAGAGGCTCGTTGTGCGAAGAAGATCGCATACAAGGAAAGCCGATACAACGTGGGCTCATACAACAAATCGAGTGGAGCACGTGGAGCGTGGCAATTACTATGGGGCAAACCCGAGTGGTCACTACTCAAACAAACATCAGAAGCACACAAGTATGTGCTTCATCGTTACGGAACTTGGTGCAAGGCACACAAGTTCCATCAAGAAAGGAATTGGTATTAAGTGAACCAGCCTGAGTTCTTAGAAGCAGTCTTTAATCATTACGGATTGGACTTACCGCAAGGTGAGAAGTCAATCCTGTGTCCAGTACACGATGACTCTCGTAAGTCTGCTTCAGTGAACTCAGACAAGGGTGTCTGGGTATGCTATGCATGTAGTGCTGGTGGTTCTGGTATACAGATCATCATGGCTCGTGAGAACTTGGCATACCCAGAGGCTCGGTCATGGGCTGAAAAAAATATAGGCAAAGAATCTTCTACTCCGATTGTTCACAATCGTCGCAGTAAGAAGAGTGGGCGGTGGACACCACCAAGGTTGAGGTCTCGATGACAACTATCATTGGTATCCAACTAGACAACGGCTGCATTCTTGCAGCTGATTCACGTACCACTGCAATGAATAGACCATACTCACACCCGACTGTTACAAAGATTAGCAAGCGTGGTAAGTGGCTAGTTGCAGGTGCTGGTGATGTGCAACCATGTGATGTGATACAGCATGTGTGGAAACCACCAGCAATCCCAGCTAACATCAAAGACATGTATCACTTTATGATTACAACTGTAGCCCCAAGCATTAGAGAATGTATTAAGGAGTCTGGCTATGTGCCAGACAAGGATGATGCAGATGCAGGGTTCGAGTTTATACTTGCAATCAATGGCACTATCTACCAAGTAGATGACTCTTACTCTGTCTACTTGCGTGACGATGGGCTGTATGGCGTAGGGTCAGGGTCAAGCTTTGCACTAGGCGCACTAGCAGGTGGCGCAACATGGAAGCAAGCAATGCAGATTGCTGCTCGCAATGATGTATATACTGCACCTCCATTCATTACACACAGGCAGGAGAAACCATGAAGACTAACCCCAAGCTCATAGATCTCTGGACTAAAGCAGCACATCAGTATCACAACAGCCTTGCTGGTTCACCAGCAGAGGCTTACTTAACACAGCGTGGCATCCTTGATGGAGCCGAAAAATTTTTACTAGGCTATGTAGCAGAGGTAGCACCTGGTCATGAGGAAAGACTTAAGCATCACCTATCCATCCCCTACATAACAGAGGCTGGTGTAGTTGGGTTTAAGTTCCGTCGGATTGACGGCGGTGATCCTAAGTACATGATACCTACTGGGCAGAAGCATCACCTATATAACGTCAGTGCAATACTTCATGCAGTTAACCAAGTACTAGTAGTGGAAGGGGAGATCGATGCGATTAGTGCGACTCTTGCTGGGTTCCCTGCTGTTGCCGTTGCTGGTGTTAATGCTTGGAAACCTTATTTTAATAGGTGTTTTGATGGCATTGGTACTGTCATAATCTGTACAGATAACGATGCTAAAGAGGATGGCTCTAACCCAGGGCAGGAACTAGCTCGTCGATTACAGGATGCCATACCTCAAGCAGTCCGCGTGTCGTTACCTCCAGATAGCGATGTCAATAGTATAATTGTAGACCAAGGAGCGCAAGCATTAGCTGACTTAGTTAATGCAATTAACAACTGAAAGGTGCTCCGTTGGCGACGAACAAATTAACCATCGAAGATTTCAAAGATGATGCCAGCCATATATACAATGAGCTGTTTGAAATCCTTGCTAAGAAGCAAGTCGACTACGGTCCGCTAAACATTTGGAATGCACCTGGTGGTGCGACCAATGGGTTGATGGTTCGTATGTCTGACAAACTAGAGCGACTAAAGAATCTTATATACAACTCCATTGAACCTAACAATGAAGCTCTCGAAGATAGCTTCATTGACATTGCTAACTATGCAGTGATTGCACTGATGGTAGAGCGAGGTATCTGGGAGAAGTATGCCACGCAACAGAAATAAAACATACGAAGAGCAGCGAGTATCTCGCATCCGTTCTTACGGTATTAGCGTGGAGGATTACGAGAACATGCTTGAGTCTCAAGGTGGTGGCTGCTACATCTGTGGTGCTAGCCCATCAGTTCGTGCGTTAGATATAGATCATGATCACCGCACTGGCAAGGTGCGTGGGTTGCTATGTTCTAATCACAACAGAGCACTCGGTTTATTAGGTGACGATCCTGACCTGCTATTAGCTGCACACACCTATCTTGTAAGGCAATATGTCTGAGCTAACCCGCGACCATCCTGTATGGCAAGAGATCAACGAGATAACATCTGGTATCGCTTGGCATTTATCTAAACGTTATCACCGATTCGTTGAGCTTGAAGACATCAAACAAGCTATGAATGAGTACGCATGGAAGCGTAAGGATAAGGTCAAGGAATACCTTGACCGAGAAGATCCTGTCGAGAAGAAGCAGGGATACAAAGCGTTTCACACATTCATACGTAGGGCTGGTGAACGCTACGCTCGCAAGGAGAAAGCTAAAGCCTTGGGTTATGAGCTCGGCGATGAATACTTCTATCGCCTCGAGTTAATTGAAAGCCTAATCAAAGTTGCTGGCACTGATGAATCATACTTGGCTAACCAAGTGTTTGATCCAGATGTACATGGCGTCAAGGTCAAGCGATTAGCTAACGAGGGTAACAACTTGGCAGCAATGATTGCTGATGTAGATGCAGCGATGAAGAAGCTTGATCCAAGAATGCAAGGCATTCTTACATCTCGGTTCGTTAATGACCAGCCGTTAGCTGAGATAGCAGAAGCTTGGGACATCTCACCTCAACGTGTTGAACAACTGATTGCAAAAGGTATTAAAGATATAGCCGACAAACTGGGGGGAGCAACACCGTACTAATGGCAACATTCGATTTCAAATGTACGCTATGCGATAGCGTAGTAGAGATGCGTATCATGGAGGGGGATGAGTTCCCCAAGTGCAATGAATGCAACGTAACATTAACGAAGGTATTCACACCGCCTTCTATCCATTTCAAAGGTGGCGGATGGGGAGGCAATCATGCACAAGGATAATGAAAAGATCATGCTTACTTGGTGTGACAATGGAATGGTGGACGGCAAGTTCGCAGAAGGTATGGTCTATTCGGTACTGACTAGTGATCTACCAATACTTGGAGCTCAACGTGTACAGGGTAATCAGATTGGACGTCAACGTCAGACAGCATTCGATACTTGGTATGCATCAGACTTCGATTGGATTCTCTGGGTTGACAGTGACATCCATTTAACTAATGACGCACTGAAAAAGATTTGGGATATAGCTGACGCTAAGACCATGCCTGCCGTTAGCGGTACATATTTTATTTCTAAAGAGAATGAGCAAGCGTTGATGTCTCCGTATCCATGCCTGTTCATGGCACATCCAGATGACATCCATCAGATGTCATACCTACACCCGCTTGAACCTAATGCCATAGTCAAGTGTGACTATGCTGGCTATGGATTCTTCTTGATGCACCGATCTGCAGCTAAGAAGATGAAAGAGTTTCATGGTGAGGACAAGCCGTTCTTCGTTGAGCATTCTGCTGGTGGCACTGACGCACAGTATGTATCGGAAGATATCCAGTTCTTCATGTTAATGAAGCAGGCTGGTGTCCCACTCCATGCACATACAGGTGCGACGGTTAAACACATGAAGAGATTCTCTTATGACTACGACTATTACAAACTATTCTGGATCACACATCTAGTTGCGGACGAGACAGAAAAAAAGGCGGAGGCACAAGCCTCCGCCCTTGATTCCGAACCTATCCCTTCCGACTAACGTCGGAAAAGAATTCGTCTACTGTTTGCTGTGCTCGTTGACATCTAGCGTACATCTCAGCTTCCCCTCTTGAGTAGCCATAGTAACGACCAACCCAGTACATGGTAGCACCAGCAAAGATCTGCATAAGTAAAGTGAATCCGTTGTAAAACATTATTTGATTGCTCCTATTCGTTTGAGTAAATCATCTGGATTTTCTAGCCTTGCTATCGCACCTTTGCCTACACCGTTAGGTGCAGATAGATGCGGGAAGAACTTCTCTGCTTGCAAGCGGGTACTGAATTCCCCCCACGCCTGAAGAGGAACCCAGTCCGCTAACTTTGCTACGACAATAAACGATTCACGCTTGAGCCTAGAGTTATCTAGTGCCTCAATGATTTCAATCGCTAATGCAGTAGCATCTTCGGAGTTCTCAGCGTCTGGATCTAGTAGCTTCGCTACTAGTTTTATTTCTGTTGGACGTGGCTTGCCCACTAGTATTCCTTCATACATTGCACATACTTCTGGTGATAAGCCAGTGCTTCTTTTGCTTCTAGTTCTGTGACTCGTTCAATCTCTGCATTGCAATAGGCACAGATAAGAACCACACTTGCTAGATGTATCATGCTTCCTCCTTCACTTGCCATTCCTTGTAGTACGGTTCACATACATCGCCGTCCACTTCGTGGTACTTGATGTGAGCACCGAACATAAAGACAACCTCATCTCTATCATCTCCGATGCCGTATGAATCGTGGTGTCCACAATACCACGACCAGCCAGCGATGGGGGCAATCTTCATGCCCCCAACGCGGATACCAATCGTGTCTTTGTTGATTAACTTACCCATTAGATTCCTCCTCTGGTAGTGGTGCATCCAGCATGATGTCAACCATGGCATCATCTGCTTCCTTGTGTAACTCAGGCTCGATCACACTTGGGTCATCCATCTTTTGTGCATAGATGTGTAGGTAATCGAGTGCCTTCTGGATGTACTGCGCCAGCCTCACCGAGATGTGAGGCTGGACGTATAGGTCTTCGTTGTTCATTAGATTCCCTTCGTTAGTAGGGTCAGTGCCTTGTTCTTGATACGGTCAGCAGAACCATTGATGATGCGCTCTGCTCTGGTTGCTTCTGACTTGTGACTGAAGTGGTCAGCGTACTCAACCACTGACTGGAACACACCGAACGCTGTGCCATACAGTTCTTCTTGAGTGCCTGTCTCACCACGATAGATAGACCTAGCAGTTTGACGTGCAGCTATCGCTGAGTTTAGCTGTCGCTTCTGCCCAGTTGTGAGCATTCCGTATGGTGATTCCTCAATGATTGAAGGTAGTGACCACATCTTCTTGAAGATGTTATCCACCTCTGTATCAGTGAGAGTCTCGCCGATTAGTTTATTACCTACGGTTTCATAGTATTCGATTCCCTTGTAGGTAACAGGGATGATCCGCTTGATGTCCTCGATCTTGAACTCAGCGTTGGTTGTGTGCTTGAGTGTGTAGGTTGCTGACTTAGAGAAGATGCCAGCAATCTGGTTGGTGCAACGCAAGCGTCGAACTGATGGTGCAATTTGTAGTGCAGTCGAACCGTCGTGTGAGGTACGAGCAACGAGGTAAGCAGCATGCTCGTCGTTACCAATCTTCACACCACGTGGTAGCTCGAGCACCATGTACACCTGCGCTCCGCCTTTAACTTCACCAGCGTATGCATACCTTGCATCGCCAGAGTCAACGAGTAAGTCCAGTGCAGAGAACATCTCTGCATTCTGGAATACTTTGTAACGACCACCGACTGTACCTAGTACAGACTGTGTGTTGTCCTTGTTGGTACGGACAGTTGCGAAAGTGTTAGGCACTTCGAGTTGGCTAACACCTGTGTCGGATACAGCCAACGCTTGGACGTCGGCTAGTGATACGTGCCAGTCGAGCCCAGCCTGTGTGGCTGCGTCTCGTGCTGATGTTGCTGTTACTTCTTCACCGATAATGCTGTAAGCATTACGGCGTGACTTGATTGTTAGGTTTGACATGGTACTTCCTTTCGTGTCGGGTTGTTGGTGTGAGGATACTACATGCGGTTGTTGAAATCAAGCAAGGCTTCGCCTAGCTGATCGTGATAGTGACCCTGATAGCAGATGATTCCCTCCGCTTCAGGACGTACGAACCATGTGACGTACGGATCAACCGTACGCTGGAATGGCTCGTCGTTCTGTCTGTCCTCTGTCCATAGACAGAGTGCAATGTAGCCAGATGTATCCCATGCTGGCTTGATGTCGATGATGAGTGCGCCATTCTTAACGCGGTCACCACGTCTTGGTACTGCATGCATTAGTTCACCTTTCGTTGTAGGTATCCGACTCGTGACTGGTCAATCACGCACTCGGTTGGGTCTTCATCATGGTCGAACACTGGGTCAGTGCAGATACCAATCTCTTCTGCAATCTGACGTGCTGTGTCCTCATCCTTCGCACGGATCTCGAACGTAGCATCCAGTGTGTAGGTAATCTGCACCTCGTATAACTTCTCGAACACCAGTCTGTTGTTGAAGATGCCACTGAGTATGTCATCTAGTTCTGACAGGTTGATGTCACCCTCTTCATCACAGTCGTTCTCATCTATGTAGTCATTTACTTGTGTGAATAACTTGCTTACTCTACGGCGGTGCTCGTCGATCATGCTACGTGCTTGTGTTAGGTCGAGCGTTAGGTAATCAATGCGCTTCTTGAGCGCATCAATCTCCTCCTTGAGATAGACGTTGGCTTGCTGGTCTGCTGTTACTACTGGTCCTTCGTATGCTGTGGTCATTCTGTTTCCTCCTCTGTTGTGTCGGTTACTAACTTGTTATCCTTGAGGTACTCAAGGACTAGTTCATCAATCAGTTCATAGTCAAGCCCGAAGAAATGGTCGCCCATGTCTACGTGCCAGTGATCCTTGACCATGCGGTCGAAGGCTTCTTCACGTGTAGAGGTAAGCACAAGGTCGTACTCCTCTGGTCGTGAATAGATAGGCTCGAGACTCTGCCAGATAGCAAGATCTCGCATGCCTAACCTGTGCATTGCGTCTGAATAGTGGAAGAGTAAGTTCTCTACCTGTGCTATGCGGAATGATGCGTTCATTTGTTCCTCATTTCTTGGTTGCGCTGAATCGGATGTCGGCTTTGCCGTAGACACAGAGCCCGCAGCTAACGCAGGCTGAGCCACTCGTTGAGATGAGTGGGATTTGCTTGGTAAGTGCAGGACATTTCGCACCTACCTTGCCAGTGATACGTACCATTTCATCCTCCGCATCTTGGAATGTGGTGGATAGGTACGCTAGTTTCGTATCTGTTTCATTGCGAACTTGTTCGGCAATGTGTTTGTTCTCGTCGTCTGTGCTGTAGTACAGCGAGAGATTGTCAAGTCCCGATAAGGAATAAGCAGCAGACTTGACACGTGTATAGCACCAGAACTGTATGTCAGGGTGCATCATGATTACTTTCTGCCATGCATACTCGTAAGTTTGATTGAAGAAGTCGCCGTCCCAGTGGATGCGGAATAACTTCGGGGCATTCCGTCTCTCACAATCCTTGATGAAATCAAGTATCATGTCATCAAGTAAGTCAACCATTTGGTTGACGTCAGCATCCTTCAATAGTTCCCAGTTGTGAAGGAGAACTTCCCTCACTCCCTTGTATACACGCTCGAGCTTGCCTGCATAACACACTTTCTCACAGATGCTGGTTGCATTAGGACATGAGTATGCCTTGCCTGCTGGTAAGCCGAAGGTGTTGGCGATTGCAGATGTCTTGCCACTTGGCGAGACTAGGTTGGTAACCTTGCGGTCATTGCTTCTGATTAGCGATAGCATGTTTTCTCCTTTCGGTTTGGTTGGCTATTTCAAGAGCATAGATTCTCTAT